TAGTGTAATAGGATTACCAGGTGTGCCCAGGCTAATAAATCCCTGTTCTCGATAAGGTAGTAGTTGTTCTACCATGATTCGTCGATGTGGATGAGGTTTGCGATTCAAACATATGAACTTACGTGAGTCAGGTTTGAGAGCAACATCTTGTTCGTCATAATGCTGAAAATACAAATCGCACACCATGGCCCAAAAGTCTAGTCTATACTGTTCGGCGTTGCCCAGTATCAAGTAAGGCCTGCCTGATTGTTGTACAGCATCAAACATGCGCGGTACAGCAGGATCCACAAAGTTATGACATATGATAAAATCAGGATTGGCTTTTTGTATATTTCCTGTAATGTCATCTTCGTGTAGCCAAGTGGGGTTAATGATCATCACACGGTCGACAGCTAGTTGTGCCTGTGCTTTGCGCTCCAAGATGTCGGCGATCAATTTTTCAACACGGCCTGCTTTCCACGCATGTGGGAAGCCATTGTTATTTTTAATAATTTCCATATTCTTTTTCAATTACTTGTGTAAGATATTCGAGCCATTCTTTCTCTAGGTCATGATTCATTAATAAATTGTAATTGTGGTCGACAATTGGTTTGATTTGATCTAACACTTCCTGCTGATCGCGCTCACACAATCTTTTAATTTGTTCAAATGCCTCTGTGAATCTCTCAACTGGATCAACAATCAAATCGTAACTTTCATCAATGATACCATCAAATGTTTTGAACCCAATTTTTCGTAAATTACGTAGATACTTATAACCACTGACAACAACAAATAATCTTCTTCCCACAATAGGTTTGGCAATTTTTTCAGTGAAAAAACTAAAAAAATTGCTAGTGTTAGTCTCAGTGACAATAGTATAAGCAGTATTATTGTAAACTTCAACCGGAATAATTTGAGACAGCGTTGTTGTTAATCCATGATAACAAACATGCGCATTGGTAAAATATAAATCGCTCGATGGCTCTACCCCAGGTTCCCATATAAAATTTTTATCAGTGATTCGATAGTTATTGTTGTTGACCGTATAATCGGGATTAAAAATCACAATGTTTTTATCTATTAGACCGTGATGCACCAACCTATCGTACACAAACTTTCTATGAGGTTTGTTGACCCCAAACAGCGCATCAAAAAATTTAGGCTTTGCTACATATGGGTCAAACTTGGACACAACATCTGGCAAGTGCTGGTACAACTTTTTGACTGCGGTCAACCAACTTGGCTTAAAAAAATTATTGAATTGTGGAGAGAATTCGGTCGTATAGCCTGGTAGTGCTACATGCAGATTTTTTGGAAATTTAGAGGATGCTTCAATGATATCGTAGTGAAATTCAGTTTCTACCACGAACACCAAATTACTGATATTGCAGAGTTCTGTTATTATCGGTATAATATTAGAATAATGCCCATTGGCATCAAATCGATTGTTACTGATTGCAATTTTAAATCCAGTGAATTTTTTTAATTCTTCTAGACTTGTGGTAAAACCATAGGGAACCGTTAATTCTCTAAAGTAATGTTGACAACCAAGTTCATCAGCGTATATTAATATCAAATTCGAAAACTCTCTCCGCACCCGCAGCGGTCACGCTCGTTGGGATTACGAAACTCAAATCCTTCATTGAGTCCTTGCCGTACATAGTCCACAGTCATACCCTGTAAATAGGGTAGACTTTTGGCGCCAACAATTACATTCACACCTTGGGTGTGAAAAACAGTGTCATCGTGGTTGAGTGTGTCTACGTATTCTAACACATATGCCAAGCCCGAGCAACCTGTGGTTTTGACACCAATCCTGACGCCTACACCCAATCCTCTGCGTGTTAACTGTTGTGAGATTTTTCGAGCTGCTGACTCAGTGACCGATATCATACACTGAAGCTACTCCCGCAACCGCATGTGGTGGTAGCGTTGGGGTTAGAGATACTGAAACTACTGCCCTGTAGATCTTCTTTGTAATCAATGGTAGCGCCAGTCATGTACTGCATGCTCATGCTGTCGATCAAGACTCCGCTGACTTCAAAATCATCTTCGTTGTGTTCTTCATCTAGAGTAAATCCGTACTGGAACCCCGAGCAGCCACCACCCTGTACAAAGGCTCGCACTCGTAGGTTGGGATTGTTTTCTTCGGCTAGAATATCGGCTATTTTGGCCTGTGCGGCTTCAGTTATGGTCAGCATGTCGGCTCCTATAGTCGGCCACTGCGGCCTTTATAGCATCTTCAGCAAGAATGCTACAATGAATCTTGACTGGTGGCAGTGCGAGTTCTTGAGCAATCTCTGAATTCGTAAGAGTTGCGGCTTGGTCAAGCGTTCGTCCTTTAACCCACTCGGTAACAAGAGAGGATGAGGCAATGGCACTGCCGCAACCGTAGGTTTTGAATCTGGCATCTGTGATAACTCCCGTGTCAGGGTCAACTTTGATTTGTAGTCGCATTACATCACCACATGCCGGTGCTCCCACCATACCTGTGCCCACATTAGAGTCATCCTTAGAGAAGGAACCCACATTGCGTGGGTTCTCATAGTGATCAATTACTTTGTCTGAATATGCCATGTCAAGGGAATGTTTGACTAAAAGTTCGTCCTTGATATTGGAAAGTAACTGTTTCCCCTTGTTGCATGGTGACAGGCACATTACGGCATACTGTGCGTTGTTCAACTGTATCAGGACCTCGAGTAACTTCATTACCAATAGCACCGCCGACAAGTGCGCCGACCACTCCACCTGCTAGACTGTCACGGTGATTATGTCCAATCGTGCTACCTAAAGCAGCACCTGCTAACCCACCAACAATAGCACCACTACCGTTGTTACTACGAACAACTTCCTGTGTGCCACATTGTTGTTGATATGCAGTAACATATCTAGGTGTTCTTGCTACAACTACAGCAACATCTTGTTGAGCATAACATAGTGATGCCAATACCAATGTTGATAAAAACACTAACTTCTTCATTGGCAAGTCCTTTGTGTGGTAACAGAACCATCGGGGTTACGAATTTCGGTCCAGGCCGAACAGTTGGGTTGTACAGCAGTGATTGCAGGTTGTGTATAAACCACAGGAGGCGGGGTTACCACAACAGGGGGTGCTGCATATACCGGAGTACTTGCAATTCCATACCCAATGGCGCCACCAATCAACGCAGGGGCAACCCAACCACCGTAGCCATACCCGTGGTAGTAGCCACCTCGGTAACCATAATGCCCCCAGGCAAATGCGCTGGTGGCCATCATTAATGCTGTGAGTGTGATTAGTCGTTTCATGTTGAACTCCTTTGTGCGTATTATACGCTGGTTTTCACTTATTTACAATCTAAATGGAGGTATTATATTACCAGATTATTTGCTGGCGGCACGGTTGGCCATTTTGGATACAATCTTGCTGGGGTCACCAGCCGGTGCCGAATCGGCGCCCAATGGATCTTGGGTATCCAGGTACTGCTCGTTGGGAGCCAGGTTCACATAGTTCACGCCATTGTGCGGATCTACTTTGACACTCTTGATTAGGCCTTTGACCGTTTCGTTGTCTTTGTAGGCAGAATCTAGCAAGGCTTGGTTGAAGCCCTCACCGCCGGGTATGTTTTTCACAATGTCAATCAACTTGTTGGCTTCGATACGTGGAGTATCTTTTTCACCTGCTTGACTGCGAAGATTTTCTAGTGTTGAAATCAAGACAGCATATTCAGGACGCTCACTGGCGTCCTGAATCACTTCGTCCATGGTCTCGAAGTCTTCGAGAATGATTTCTCTTATGCGCATATCAACGACGCTCGCGGCCTAGTTCGGGTTCTTCTAGGTCGGCGCCGCCTGCGGCACCATCAGTTGCCCCAAAACCGTCGCCATCGAGATCACTGTCACCGCCCATGCCACTTAGGTCATCGGCCCCGCCCATACCACCTGTGTCCATGCCACCGCCCATCATGTCCATGGGCTGGTCTACTTGTTCTCCGGCCAATGCACGACTGGCACTGTCGGCACTGTCGCGTCCTGTGGTCAAGCAGTCATACAGGTTAGCCAATACCGGCTGAATAGCACCCTTGAATGTTTCAGCTTCCTGAGAACCAATCTGATCACGTATGGTGTCAATCAGAGCAGGCAGTTGTTCGTTCTGCACCTTTGACACTTTTTCCAGCATGTCTTGAATGCTATCCACAATGTCCTTGGCAGCCAACACAGCCTCTGATTTACCCATTTCGCTTTCGAATAGGCCCTGTTCGCTGTTCATCCAACGATCAAGTCCTTCTTTGACCAACATGAGTTCCATGTATTTGGCATTCTTTTCTGCGGTGTGAGCGCCAAAAGATTTCCGAATAGTGGTGATGTTTTCTGCTAGTGCACGACTTAGTCGCTGTGCTTTGGCGTAGGTCAAGTTGTCGTAGTCAATAGAGTAACCGAAACGGCTTTCCATCACTTTGTTTAGTTTTTTTGGCGTTACTTCTGTACGCATTTCTGAAAGTCTCATAGTGGTGTTAATCCCATATTTTATAGTATTTAGCCGTATTGTGTATTTTTGATATTTTGTTTCGAGCCGTTTCCAACTGCTGTTCTGCCAATTCTAGTCTCATTTGTCTAACATCTGAGCTGTCATAGTCCTGACGTCGAGCAAGTACAGTTACGGCCCGGCGTAAGTTCACTACATCGGTGTAACACTTATTTATTTCTCGATCCAGCGCAAGGATCTCGTCACTCCTGCGATAGTTGCCCTTGATTAGATAAATGGTATACAGTACAGCATTTATACGGTTATCAAATGTGTGTATGTGATCACCATTTATGTCTGTGAGTGTGCAGGTTCTATTGGAATTTATTGTTAGCCGATAAAGACCTATTCGGTAACCTGTTTTGGTAGGAATGCATACGGGTCTGTGTTCTTGCCGTTGTATGTGTTCAATCTCGCGTAGAGTCCAGTGACGCAGGTAACTGGTTACTGCACCCATAAACTTTTCGGCTTCGATCTGTTCAGCGGATTTTTTTCTTGTACGTGATTTTGCCATCTTGATTGCGACGGTGCAAGATATCCTGCACTGTTAGTTGATTTGCCAGGTGTTGCTCACGCTCATTCAGTGAATTCTTGTCTATTTCGGATTCTAGGTCAAAACGACCCAGTAGACTGGCCTCTTCGTTGGAAATGGGCACATGTATGTTGTTGAGCAGTTCTACTATTTTCATTTGAAATGAGTGGATATCAGGGTTATGACGCCGGCTACTAATACACCTAGTATAGTGGTCCCAATGGTAATGAGAGTTTTGTATTGTCCAGAATCGCTGTTGGCCAGAGAGTTTTTGATTTCTACTAGATAACTCTCCAAGCGATCCATTCTTGTTTCAACGCCGTTGAATTTTTCTTCTAGATTACGATATCTTTCAGCGCACAATTCTACGTGTGCTTCTAGACTTTTCTTTTCTATATCTGTACTGCTCATGGCCCGGGCCCCTGTCCTTATAAACTAAGTTTATTTAGCTAGAGTGTATGCGTTCAAAGTATATGTTTTTAATGGCACCATAGGGATAGAATATGGGCAGTATAAATCTTGCCGATTCAGCGAGTCCAGTTATGACTGGCACTTGCTCAAAGTCTTTGACCAAGCCGCCCATGGCTTGCCCAGGCAAGTCGTAGATACCGTCTCGTTCGACACTCCAGCTCCACATCCACACAGAGTAAGGAGCGGTGTACATCTCGCCAAAATCAAACTCAAAGTCGTAATCTAGCAACACTGGCGTTTTGATATCCAAGGGCTGTGTGCGCAGACCTATGCACTGCATGACTGTTTCCCAGTTACGTTGTTGATTGCGCTCTAGTTCGTTGTCACCCCGGCTACGAGTGATTCCTGTAGCTGTGATGTCTACCAGTGTGTAACCAATGTATCTTTGCATGATACAGATATTTATCGGCCATAAAAAAAGCGCCCGGGAAAGGCGCTCTTTTTGTTTTTTGGTTCCTACTAAATTATAGTTTGAAACCGTTGCTTGTCACTGTGATGCTTGGTGCCCACACGTTGGCAGCAAGACCAATGTTACCAGCACCGCCTAGAGCTTGCAAGCGTGTAGCCAGAGCTGTCACAATCGAGCTAGTAGTAACAGGAGCGGCACCTTGGTAGGTGTCGCCGTTGGCACCACCTGCACCAGTGGCTTCAACTAGCACACTGATTTGACCTGAGTCAACTTGGTACATAACGATTGTGCTGTCTTGAGCAATGCTGCGTAGCACTGTCTCAACGGCACCACCAGTTGCCATCTCAGCAGCAGCACCTAGGTTGGTAGCAGCAACTTTGAAAGCAAAAGGAACTTTTGTTAGGCCGGGGGCGATAACTGTAGCTGTTGTAGCGGCTGGGTTCGATAGACCAGCGTCAACGTTGATTGTAGGTAACGCATCACCTGCGTATCTTGTCTGAATTGCCATTTTTAATTCTCCTTAATAATGTAGCGTTTCCGCATACTTTTATTTATGCCTTGCGAAAAAAATGAGTATTTTACCCTAGGGCCGCGGCTGTGAACACGCCTTTGTTTACTAGCTTGCCGAGTCCTTGCGGAGTTTGAAACACAAAACCTTCGCCCTGTGGCTTATTGTCTACGTATTGCTCTAGACCAGATGATTGAACTTGGGATTCGAGTTCTTGCACCAGTTCCAGTTTCAAGTTGTAGATGGCTTGCCACAGGCCCAGGGTGGCTTCTAGTCCGGCTCTAGCACGTTGCAGATAGCCGCTGCCGTTATCACCTACCAACAGTTTGTACTGTTTTCCACTTACATTAGTTTGTAGCCAAGTGGCTAGGTCGTCTTGTGTCTTTCCACGAACTCGGTGATTCATGTATTTTTCTAGTGCTGCCCTTGCCGGGTTGTCTAATCCTGCTAAAAACTTGTCTATGGCCGGTGCTTTCTTAAGCAAGGCTGTGGCCTGTTTGACCAAATTGTGCGGATCACTTAGTTTGAACTTGATGTTCATGGTAGGATTCAATATGGCTACAGAGCCGTTGTTGTTGAGTCCTTGTCCGTTCCAAGTCTGTGCTTGTTTGATATCGGCCGACGGAAAATACTGATGTACCACAATACCGCCTGTGGTGTTTTTGATGCGTTGCCCCAGTTGGCTTGTGACCGGGATGCGATATTCTACCACATTGGGTTTAAATACCAGGCGCCCATTGACTACAGGCAAGCGTTGTGCCCATAGTAGATCGCCCCAGAAGAATCCCGGACTTGACCCAACGGCCTCGGCTAAACCTGCCCATATAGCCGCCAGTTTGGCATAAAGATCGGGTCTAGTCTTGCCCGATGCCTTTTGACTGTCATAGTGTTGCCAGTCTGCAGGACTGGTAGCAAACACATTGGCGTCAAACATGTATTTGTCCATGATGCTAAACTTACCCGATGGCGCGATTCCAAATATCAAGGCCGGAAACCCGTCCCATTTGATACTGATGCTTTCGGGGTGTTTAATCAAAGATACCATGTTTGTGAAATTTTGTTGTGCTGCGGCACTACCGGCAAACACAGAATCTTCGGGGTGTGCTATGCCACCTGTTCTGGCTTCTAGCAACATGGAGTTGATGAAATCCAGTTTCATATCACATGTCCCATCTTGCGAAACCAAGCGGCTGTGCCCGGAGTTATTGCCTCGGGCAGGGTGAGTAAGCCTTTTTGTTGGTCTTGGCGTGCTTGTGCCAGTTTGCCTTCTCGGTCGGGATCTCCTGCTAGTGCCTTCATAACCGAAGCCACACTATTGAGATCTGCGGCTCGTGCGCCGGGGTTTAACAACAACTTGGCAGCGGCATCACGATTGTCTGCTACCACTTCGTTGTTGTCTCGGCGCATGACTGTGCCACCAAATGCGTCTATTTTCAAGCCTAAGAATTTGCCTATGCTGTTTAATAGTATATAGAGTTGATTTGCCTTGAATCCAGGGTCGTCATAGCTACCACGCGGGCCATGTTGATGCCAATCTGCTACTCGTTTGGCATCTGGTATTACCATTATGTCTACTTGTGCAAATCTTTGCTGGCCGTCTTGGGCCTGGTAGGGCACGTCAACGTGAACGTTGCGTCCCGAAATCTTTACTTCGTATCCGCGAGCCTTGAAATACTGCGCCAAGGTAATCTTGGCACCTTTGGCATCTTCGGCTCCGTAGTGTTTGATTACTGATTTTTCATCAATGAATACGTCTATGTCGCCTGATTCAACCTTGAATCCGGCTGATCCAATGTCGGGTATAAGTTGTTTTTGTAGTTCGCCGGGCAGGTCTCTGCGCACGCGGTCTACCACGGTGGCCACGTCCGCACGTGCCACCGGAGCTGTGTTGTCAAATACGTTGCCACCCTCGGTTAAATATATCATCTTTGCAGTCCTGATGCTTTATCTAACAGTGCTGCCACGGCCTGTGTAGGACGACGATTTGTTCCTACCTGTACCCACTCACCGGTGTCATCAAGGCCATAGTGTCGATTAGCATATACAACTTCTATAGGTTCTTGTCTTACCACTTGAGCATTTATGGCTGCCTGTGGTGGTGGTCCAGCGGTTCGCAGTACTTCAACTTGATCCAACAAGTTGATTAGTCGTATGTCAGACAACGGCTGTTCGCTTCCGATCATTTGCCATTGGCCTTGGGTGTTTCTCTGAAATTCGTTTCCGCCATAGCTGATAGTGGTAGTACCTGCACCTGATAGCACGCGGAATCTACTCAATAGTTCATTGGCATAGTCAGGATCAGCTTGAAGATTTTGAACAATCCTGCCCATGACCTGGTCTAGCGGGCCACCTTCACGCTCTTTTCTGCGCTGTCGCTCTTTGGCAATCCATTGTTCTTGTGCAGGATCCAGAGTCTTTAGCAGCGCCGACCACATGGGACTATTTGCTATGCCACGTTTAGCGGCACGCAATCCAGCCACCGGGGCAGTGGCTGCTGCCATTGCTGCTCGATCAACTGCCTGGGCACCTTTGGCTGCTGCTCGACCAACAGCACCTGCTCCTTGTGCTCCGGCTTTTGCAACTTGGCCTAGTCCTGTTTGCATGACCCGACCGGCTTGACCTAGTCCATGGTACAGTTTTTCACCCTGGCGGGCTATCTGACGCTGGAACGGAAACGGGGCCTGAGCCCAGCGGCCGCTGCCCTCTAGCTCGTCGGCTTTGTCAGGATCTTCGTCCCCCGGTCGATAATCACCTAGTTCAGCTTCTTGTATGATGTCCTTGATTTTCATTTACTAAGCCTTTTAACTCCGCGTCGAAACTTTTCAGGATCTTGTCCGCGTATGGAGTTAATCAGTCTGCGCTCTAGCTCGTCGGCTTCGGCAGGATCGTATT